CACGCTCGAGCAGAAGGCGTCGTCTTTCACCTCGGCTGAGGGCGCGGAGTCGTCTCACGTGGTGGCGGATGAGACGGAGCACTGGAAACCGGGTAACCACGGGCCGGAGTTGTACGCGACGCTGGCTGACAACCTGGCGAAGAGCGGCGCGCGGATGCTGGAGACGTGCAACGCGTGGATTCCGGGCACGGAGAGCGTCGCTGAGGCCAGCTGGGACGCGTGGCTGGCACAGGAGGAGGGCCGGACCCGCGGCAGGAGCAAGATCCTGTACGACGCGCGGGTAGCGCCGCCTGAGACGGACCTGGCGGACCCGGCATCGCTGCGGAAGGCGCTGGAGTTCGTCTACGACGACTGCTACTGGGCCGATATCGACGCGATCATAGAGCGGATCTACGACCCGTCGAGCAACCCGAGCGACAGCCGGCGCAAGTACCTGAACCGGCCGAGCGTGGCCGATGACGCGTGGGTGGACCCGGCGAAGTGGGAGCTGCTCGCCGATCCTGCGGCCGCGGTCGAAGAGGGCGAGTACGTGGCGCTGTTCTTCGACGGCAGCAAGTCGCGCGACGCGACCGGCCTCGTCGGCTGCTCGATCGCGACCGGGCACGTCTTCACGGTCGGCTGCTACGAGCCGGACCCTGCGCACGACGGCGAGGACGAGGTTCCGGCCGAGATGGTGAACGGCTGGGTGGCGTCGGCGTTCGAGAAGTACACGCCGGTCGGGTTCTTCGGTGACGTGCGGGAGTGGGAGTCGTTCGTCAAGGTCGCGTGGCCGGGGGAATACGGTGACCGGCTGCTGATCAAGGCGGTGCCGGGGGGCAAGGAGCCGCAGCCGATCGCGTGGGACATGCGCTCGCACTCGTACGACTTCGGGCTGGCGTGCGAGCTGACCGAGCGGGAGATCCTGGACCGCTCGTTCACCCACGACGGCAGCGGTGCCCTGGCGCGGCACGTCGGGAACGCCCGCCGGCGGCCGAACCGCTGGGGGTCGGTGAGCATCGGCAAGGAGTCGCCGAGCTCGCGGCACAAGGTTGACCTGGCGGTGTGCATGATCGGCGCGCGGATGGTGCGCAGGCAGGTTCTGGCGAGCAAGGAATGGCAGCGGCTGCAGCGCCGCGCGACGGGTCAGGGAAGGGTGGTGGTTTTCCGGTGAGCATCCTGTGGGAGACGCCGGCGGCGATACCGCTTGACCTGGCTAACGACGTCCTGTCGGCGGATGAGCAGGAGACGGCCGACCGGCTGCTGCACCGGCTGAACGCGGACCTGCCGTTCCTGCAGGTGCACGCCGAGTACTACTCCGGTGAGCAGCGGATGCGGCACCTCGGCATCAGCGTCCCGCCGGAGCTCGAGCACAAGCTGCGGGCGGCGGTCGGCTGGCCGCGGGTGATCGTCGACGCCATCAGGTACAAGCTGCGGGTGTCGGGGTTCCGTTACCCGGCGGAGCTCGAGGCCGATACGCAGGCGTGGGACATCTGGCAGGCCAACAAGATGGCGGCCAAGAGCCAGCTTGCGCACCTGGCGTGCCTGAAGTACGGCCGGTGCTTCCTGGTGGCCGGGTCAGACGGCCCGGACGGCATGCCGCTGCTGACGGCAGAGTCGCCGACGACGATGGCGGCGGAGTTCGACGCCGGCACGCACCAGGTGACGTCCGCCTTGCAGCTGTACCGGTTCTACGGCGGGGCGGCGGCGGCACTGTACCTGCCGGGTCAGACGATTCACCTGGTGCGCCCGGCGAGCACCATGCCGGGCGTTACGCAGGGCTGGGAGCTGCGCGAGCGGGACAGGCACGGCATGGAGCAGCCGCCGGTGACGATGCTGGTGAACCGGTCCGAGCTTGAAGACCTGTACGGGCGCAGCGAGATCACGCCGGAAGTCATGAGCATCACCGACGCGGCATGCCGCCGGCTGCTCGGCATGGACGTGGCCAGCGAGTTCTTCGGGACCCTGCAGCGGTACATCATCGGCGCGGCGATGAGCAACTTCCAGACGCCGGACGGTGACCCGATCGCGGCGTGGGAGAGCTACATCGGGCGCCTACTGGTGCTGGAGCGCGACGAGGAAGGCAACGTGCCGGCGGTCGGCACGTTCCAGGCGAACAGCCCGCAGCCGCTGATCGACGTGCTGCAGCTTTACGCGCGGCTGATGAGCTCGGTGTCGCGGGTATCGCCGCACCGCCTCGGCCTGAGCACGGACAACCCGGTGTCGGCGGAGGCGATCAAGGCGGAGGACGCGCAGCTCGACGAGCTGGCGGTATCCAAGCACGACGCGTACTCGGACGCGTGGATGCAGCACATGCAGCACGCGCTGACGATCGCGGGCGGCGGGACGCTGCCGGGAGGGGCACGGCAGCTTGAGGTGCTGTGGGCGTCGCCGTCGGTGCCGTCGCCGGTCACGCTGTCGCAGGCGATGCTGGCGCAGGTGCAGTCCGGCGCGGTGCCGCCGACGTCTGACGTGGTGCTCGAGCAGCTGGGGTACACGCCGGTGCAGATCGCGCGGATCAAGGCCGACCGCGAGCAGGCGGCGTCCGAGATCAACCTGGCGGCGATCGCCGATGCCCTGTCCAGCGGGACGCTGGCCAAGGAGCTGGGCGCGGACGCGGGGCTCGCGGCACCGCAGCAGGCGGAGAAGACGGCGGCGGCGAACGCGGCGGGTGCCGGTGGCCAGCAGCAGCCAGCCGGCCGCTGAGTACCAGCGGCAGCAGGCGGCGCTGTCGCAGGGGCTGACGGCGCAGGTCAGTGCCGCGTGGGACTCGCTGCTCGTGGTCGGTGACCTCACGGCGTCGCTCCCGGTGCTGTCGGCCGGGATAGCGGCACTCGTAGCCCGTTACGGGTCCGCGTCGGCGGGAGCGGCCGCGAGCTACTACCGGCAGGCGCGGGCGGCGGCCGGGGTGAAAGGCCCGGTCACGGTGGCGCACGCGCCGCCTGCGGGCCTCGAGCAGGTGACCGCGTCGGTCCGGTGGGCGACGAAGGGCCTCTGGTCGGCGCAGCCGCAGGCTGCCGCGGCGAAGGTGCTGCTGCAGGGCGCCGCGCAACGCCTGGCAGCCGCCCCGGGCCGGGACACGATCACGGCGGCCGTTGCGGGGGACCGGCAGGCGCGAGGGTGGGCGCGGGTGACGCGGCCGGGGTGCTGCTACTGGTGCGCGATGCTCGCCAGCCGGGGCGCGGCCTACAAGAGCCAGCAGACGGCCTCTTTCGAGGCGCACGACCATGACCGGTGCACCGTCGAGCCGGTTTTCGGGACGTACGAGATGACGGCGGACGCGCGCCAGTGGCAGGCGCTGTGGCGCTCGTCGACGAAGGGCCTCTCGGGTGACGAGGCCGTCAAGGCTTTCCGGCAGGCATTCGAAGGCCGGGATCAGGGCCCCGCACGGGGCGAAAACCATCCGCACGGAGGGTGAGTAAGTGACAACTCCAGCAGAACCGGCAGCGCCGCCCGCGGCACCTGCCGCGCCGGCAGCGCCCGCACCGAGCGCCACTCCCGCCGCAGGGTGGGACGACGTGTTCGCCGGGATGACGCCGGCCGAAGTCAAGGCGGCGCTCGACGACTCCCGCAAGTGGGAGGGCCGGGCCAAGGCGAACAAGGCGAAGGCTGACCAGCTCGACCAGCTGACCGCGTCGCAGCAGAGCGCCGAGGAAAAGGCGGCCGCGGCGGCAGCGCGGGCTGACAGGCTGGCCGGCCAGTTCGTCACGGCGGAACTGAAGGCGGCACTGACCGGCATCGTGCCGGATGCGGCGGCGGTGGTCGGCACGCTGAACCACGCGCTGTACGTGACCGCCGACGGCGAGATCGACGCCGACAAGGTGGCTGCGCTGCAGGCCACGTACCGGGCTCTCGCGGTGCCGTCCGGCCCGCGTGCCCCGGCGCCGAACCCGGCGCAGGGCAACGGGACGCGGCAGCTGACGCTGACGGAGATGGTGGCCGAGCTCGAGCGCAAGCCGGGCAGGTCGCGCGAGGAACAGCGCGAGCTAGGGCGCCTCAAGGCGCGGCAGCTCGCGCAGATCAGGCAAGGACAGGCTTAGGGCATGGTGCCCGGCCGTGAAAGGAAGGAATCCCCATGGCTGTTAGCGGCGTGGGCACCACGTACAACCTCCCGAACTACCACGGACAATTGTTCGAAGTTTCCCCGACTGCCACCCCGTTCCTGAGCATGATCGGCGGGATCAACGGCGCGAAGGTCATCCGCTCCAAGACGTGGGAGTGGCAGACGGTGGGCGTGCGCTCGGCGTCGGCTAACAACGTCGTCGCGGAAGGCGCGGCGGCCCCGACTGCGAGCGAGCAGGCGCGGTCGAACGTCTTCAACGTCACCGAGATCCACCAGAGCAAGGTGTCGGTGTCCTACTCCAAGCTCGCGGCAACGCAGCAGTTCAACGGCCAGAACGTCGGCGCCGAGTGGGACGACGCGGTCATCGACGAAGAGCAGCTCCAGATCAACCAGGAGCTCAAGGCGATGGCCCTGGACCTGGAGAAGAGCTTCCTGTCTGGCGTCTACCAGCTGCCGACCGACAACAACAGCAACCGGCAGACCCGCGGCATCCTGTCGGCGATCACCACGAACCTGTGCACCGGCTCCGGTGCGGCGCTCACGACCGCGATGATCGAGACGACGCTGCTGAAGTCGATGTGGGACCACGGCGCCCCGCTCGACCAGGAGAACACGGTCATCATCTGCGACAGCGAGTCGGCCGGGTACGTCAACAAGCTGTACTCGACAAGCTCGTCGCTGTCGGCGCCGACCCGTGACCGCACCATCGGCGGCATGGCGATCAAGACGATCACGACGATCTTCGGCACGTTCGGGGTGGTCATGGACCGCAGCATGCCGGCCAAGACGCTGCTGGTCGCGGACCTGTCGGTGTGCTTCCCGGTGTTCACCGAGGTGCCGAACAAGGGGGCGCTGTTCGTTGAGCCGCTCGCGAAGACGGGCGCCAGCCAGGACAGCCAGCTGTACGGCGAGATCGGCCTGGAGTACGGGCCGGAGATCTACCACGGCGCGCTCGTCAGCTACGCCGCGGCGTAACTGGTGACCACGCTCGCGACCACGGCGCAGCTCGCGCTCAAGCTCGGCGTCACGCTCGACGACGACCGCGCGCAGCAGGCCCTCGACGAGGCCGAGGCACTCCTGCTCGGCGTCGTCAGCCCGCTGCCCGCTGCCGCGTGGGTGATCGAGCTGCGGATGGCGGCGCGGGCGTTCCCGAACCCGGCGGCGGTGGCGGCGATGTCGGCCGGCGGCGCGTCGGCGTCGTGGCCGTCGCCGGGCGGGGTGTACCTGAGCCGTTACGACAAGGCGGACCTGCGCCGCATGGCCAATTCAGGTAAGGGCGCGTTCAGCGTGAACACCGCACCCGATGCCGGGAAGGGCTATGTCGACCCGCTGGCGCCGGGCACCGTCGACGAGGCGGAGCGGTTCGTGCTGGACCAGGGCATCTTGTGAGGTACGAGCCGGATCACGCGGGCCTCGGCGAGCTGCTGCGCTCAGCCGGCATGCAGGAAGTCGTGCGGGGTGTCGCCGGGACCGCGATGGCGGACGCCGTCGCAACCGCGCCGTTCCGCACCGGCGAGTACAAGTCCTCGTTCTCCGTCCATGTCACCGATGCGGGCGGCCGGAAAGGCGACCGGGCGGAAGCTGACGTGATCAACGACAGCGGTCACGCGGTCCTCGTCGAGTGGACCGATGACTTCCACACGCTGCGCAACGCGGCGGAGAGGCTGGCCTAGTGGGCGACTTCCCTGACCCGGAGCTGGCGGTTATCGACGCGGTGGCCAGCCTGTTCACCGCCGGCGTCACGTACGCGGGCGCGCGGACGCTGGTAAGCATCGCCTCCGGGAAGATGCCGGCGGTGCGGGCGATGCGGACCGGCGACTCGGGCAGTGACGACGTCACCGACCGCTCGCTGATCAGCCTGACCGTGTTCGGCGCGGACGCGGGCACCGCCAAGGCGCTGGCCGAGGGCTGCCGGGACGTCCTGGTGCCCGGCTACGGCATCGGCACCGCGCACGGGCTGATCGACGCCGTACGCCAGGACCAGGGCCCGCGCCTGGCGACATCACCTGACACCGCGCAGCCGCAGGCGGTCACCGCCGTGTACGAGGTGTCGATGCGCAGGGGCGCATGACCACCGCGCCTCATGAACTGACGAGTTACTTCACGGAAAGGCAGTGCCAATGCCCGGGACCACATTCGCCGCGCTGACCGCGCCGAACGACGCCAACGTCCGCAAGCCGCTCAAGGGCGGCATAATCTTCGGCCCCATGAGCGCGACGCTCCCGACGGCGCTCACGTCGGGTTCCCCGCCGGCGCTCCAGTCGCTCACCGGCTGGACAGGGCCGCTGGGGCGGCTCACCACCGACGGCGCGACCCGCGGCACCGCGGTCACCGCCTCCGACACGACCGGCTGGGGCGAGGGCGTGCCGGCCCGGGTCGACGTGATCGCCCGCGTCCGGACGCTGAAGTTCGGCGCCCTCGAGGTCAACAAGAACGTGCTGTCGTTCTTCTTCCAGGTCGACCCCACGACCCTCGTCCCCGACGCGACCACGGGCGAGCTCGCGGTCACCGACACCGGCGACCTGAGCCTGGTCAGCTACCGGATGATGCTGCTGATGCAGGACGGCGCGGCCGGCAGCGAGTTCTGGTTCGCTGACCTGCTGCCCAAGGCGTCGATCACGAACTTCGAGGACCTCGTCTTCAAGCCGGACACCGCGGTCATCCACGGTGCCACGGTCACCGCGTACATCGACTCCACGGCCGGGTACGCCTACAAGAACATCTGGTCCGGCCCGGGATGGCTGGCCAACAAGACGGCGATGGGCTTCTGACATGACGAAGCTCTCCGATCTGGTCGCGCAGGCGGCCAGGGAACCGTACGAGCTCGACCTCGAGGACGGCGGCGCTGTCATCGAGGTCCCGCAGCCGACGTGGGGCGGCTGGGTCGCGGCGCTCGCGCTGGACACCGACACTGCGATCTTCGCGGCGCTGGGCGTGTCGCCGCAGGACGCGCAGCGGGTCAGCGACGCGGTGAACGGCGCTCCGATGAGCGTCCCCGGCCAGCTGATCGATGACATGCGGAACCACTTCCGCCTGGGAAAGCAGAAGCCCTCGCCGCCCTCGTAGAGCGCTACGAGGACGCGGTGAGGGTGACGCTGCGCCGGTTCGGCGGCGGCACCGGCCTTGACGACGTGCTGGCCGGCAAGGTCAGCGTCGACGAGGCCTATGCGCTGCTGACGCTGTCGCCGCGGACGTCGCCGCTATGGGCGGCCGTGTACGCCGACCCGGAGTTCGAGCCGGCTACCGCCATCGGCGAGGTGCCGCTGAGCGATTACAGCCCGGAGGCCGAGGCGATCGCGGCCGTCCATGACGAGGTGCAGGCGCTGCGGCGGCTGGTGCACTGCCTGTTCGCGCAGGGCCCGCACCCGGAGTTCACCCCGTACCGGCGGCCGGGCGACGCGCGCCGGGCCACGGCGCACGCGGCCGACGACGCGGAGGCATCCCTGGCGTGGGACGCCATCGTGGCACAGCTGATACCAGAGTGGGGAGGCGCGGGTGTCTTACCGGGCCGGGAGCGCCTTCGTCTCCATCAAGCCTGACCTCACGGGATTCAGCGAGGACGTCGACAAGCAGCTCTCTGGGCTCGATGAGCGGTTCGCCGTGGCGGGCGACAAGGCCGGGGCGGCGTTCGGGAGCGCGTTTTCCGACCGGCTGCGGGCCAGCTTCGCGGACCTGCCTGACGCTAAGGTCACCGCGGACGCTGACACCGCCCCGGCGCGGGCCAAGCTTGACGAGCTGACGAAGAAGCCGTGGACCGTCAAGGTCCAGGCCGTCGCCGACAAGACCGCCGGCAAGACGGGCGGCCTCGCTGACCTGGCGAACCTGTGGGGCCTCGGCGCGGCCGCCGGGGTGGCGCTGGGCCCGTCGGCGCTCGGCCTGACCGCCGGGCTCGCCGGGATCGGCGCCGGGTTCGCCGCGGCCGCGGGCGACGCCGGGGCGTTCGGCGCCGTCGCCAAGGGCATGTTCACCGACGTCTCGGCGGCGCAGCAGAAGCTGACCGCGGCGGTGACGGCCTACAACAAGGCGACGACGGATGCCGGCCGGGCGTCGGCGCTCAAGGCCGAGCAGGCGGCGCTGGCCGGGCTTACCCCGGCCGAGAAGCAGCTGGCGACCGAGCTGAACGCCCTGTCGGCCGCGTGGAAGAGCCTCCAGAAAGCCGAGCAGCCGGTTGTCGGGGCGGCTATCGCCCCGTGGCTGAAGACGGCCGTTACGGGCATGTCGCTGCTGAAGCCGCTGGTCACCGACGGGGCCAACGCGATCGAGCT